ACTTCATACGTTTGCTCTAGTCTTTTACTGTTTTGAGTCGGAAACTCATACTTAAAAGTGAACGTCGGATTAAATCCGTTCGACAACTGACGGAGCGCCATAAGCATTTCCTTTCTGTCTTCAGACAACAGGTTCTGAATATCCTTTAAATTAGGACTTGAATTACTTCCAATCCTGGTAACGCATTCAAGCAACATAGTATCGATTGCATCACGACGTTTAGCCTCGTCATTAATCGAAATATCCTCTTGGTGCTTACCTCTTAGGGATTGCAGTTCAACCTCCACACCGGAGGGAATTACGTGTGTACCACGTTTACGATTTCCAAAAACATTAGACATAATTATAAATTTTTCATTGGTGAATAATATCAAATATAAACAAAAAAAAGAGAGATGCGAACACCTCTCTAAACACTTAAAAAACAATATGTCTGTCAGCAAGTCAAACACATATCTTTATAAGTTTGCATTTCTGCAAATATTATATTTTTATACCATAAACAAATCCAACTGTGAACCTGCAACCGGCTCAAAAACCGGTGCCTCATATATCGGTAAATCTACATTGTGGTCCATAAGAACCTGCGTACATAATTCCACTTGTTCTTTAGCATCCTCATAATCTTTTGGCTTAAATTTAACGCCATTAGGGTACTTTCCGCTATATATATTTTCTAACGTCACTTTCATATACATATACGCTCTCCACGTTTCTGCATTCATCATGTGACTGTTTTTTTTGCTCTTTTCCATAACTCTTAATTAAACATTTCCATTTGTTCAGCGACGTTATATTTCACTCTGTTCAGCCTCCACGTCCTGTTTGGTTGGCCGTATGCTCCCTCACGTTTGCCTGGCAGTTTCTCTAAATCTTCCTTACCTGTTGCAGTAAGATTGCTGATTGCTCTGCGTATAGAAGTGATAGGAACCTTACGGCTAATCACACCCTTTTTTATCATGTACTCATACACCTCGCATGGCGTAAAGTCTTTCAATCGGTTGTCCTTGAATACCTGAAGTACGAGAACGTCCTGTTTTTGTGCCTTTTGTTCGGCTGCTTTTAACTCCGGTTTTTGCATACCTGTTGTATTGTGGTATGAATGCATACTGCTACCGTTTTGTTGACTTAATACTGCTTTCATTGTTGCTAATTTTAGTGTTTTATAAATTTTGTTTCAATAGCATCCGCTAACCACAAATCATGCTCCTCATTTACTCCGATAATTTCTATCGAAAATAATTCGTCTTTCAGGTGCAATATTGCCTGACGAACTTCTGTGAAATACTCTGCAAATTCAGAGGTATCGACCTTTTCTACGAATAGAATTTTGTCGCTTTCGGTAAACATTTCGTCAATGGCATCCGTACTACCGTCTATTAAATTGCCTATCAGTTTGACGTGTTTAGTAATATCAAACCCTATATCTGTAAACTGCAGATTTGATTTATCGATATTCGGATTGAATACCGGTGCTCCGTCGATTATAGAGAATGCTACTTGTAGCTTCGCTCTTAATTCGGGTGCCAGGTGCAGTAAGATATGACGATTATTGTCCAAACTATCTTTCTGCCATACCATAACTAAACAGTAATTTGATTTCGTTGTTGCTTTTAATCCGTACATGATTTTTTATTTAAAGTTAGAAAAATATTTCGAGTGTGCACTCTTGCACACCCGAAATTTAATACTTTTTAGTTCAACTGTGATAATTCAGCAACCGTCTTACGTCCTCTCTTTTTTATCGGTGTATGTGTATAGGACTTCATTTGCTTCCACTTTATATTCTCCGGTTGCCTTATCTCCGTTTTTGGCTGTGCATCCTTCAAATCGTGCGCTGTGTCCACTTTCTCCGAATACCTTTATAAAGTCTTTGATTTTCATGTCTTAAATATTTGTATGTGAAATTTTTAAAATACTTTCCTTTTCTTCCCAATGTTCCAATATTATTTCCCATTGCGTGTTGTTGAGTATGAAATTTGCTGATACCAGGAACGCAAAGTTTTCATAGTTATCTCCATAAAGAAATTGAGTTGCATAGATCGGATATATTATCTTATAGAAAATATCCTCCGTGCTTTGTGAGTAGTCAAATTTTTTGATTTTCATTTTCTTAAATTTAGATTGTTAAAAATTCCGTTACTGCCTTGCGGATTCGTTGAAATGTGTTTTGTTTTTACTGTTCGGTTAATAGTTTTATCGCATCACGAATAAACCTTGCTACATCTTCACCACCGATTAGATAGTTCCCGCTTGAATCGTACATATAAGCCGAAAATTCGTTTGAAGTTCTGTTGTTTAATTGAAAATCTTTCTCATTCTCAAAAATGAAATTGATAATCGCCTGTTTTAATTCCTTTTTCATAAAATAGTTTTTAGTTTGTTATTAAATTGCTTGTGTAGGTTGTGAATGTTCCGTACTTTTTCACCATTTCGGCGGTAAAATCTTCTAACGGCGTGCTGGTGCTGTATATTTCCGTTTTTAGTCCTTGTGTAGTTAATAGCACGATTTTATATTTTTCTGCTGTGTTCTGCATCTTGTTTAGTTTAATGTGATTTGTAAAGCGGTTCTTTTTATAAAGTCTGGGTTGTCGGTTGCTTGCTGATAAAAAGCAGTATATTCTGCCGTATCTATAAGACCACAAGTGTTATATTCACTTTTAAAAGTAGGTCCATATACGGTTCCTTCTTTCACATATCCAGCACTTAAAAAACCACAACCAGGAAATAAATTAAAAAAGTTTTCAATATCAGGTCCGGATTGATAAGAGAAAACAACGCCGTTAACGTTTTTAAAAGATATTGCGTGCTGGTTAATTTCCAATAACATAAATAACCCTTTATATTTGCCGCTGAATAACTTTTTTGCCGTTTTTTTGATAGTATGTGATAACATAAGTAATTTTTTAGTGATTTGATTAAAATAGTTTGGTTAATTAAATAGTTTTTCTTCTGTGTCGTTATAATGGAATGTTCTTACCATGTTATGCTTTACCGGAACTGGATTAAAATTTAATGCTACGGTTAATCCTTCTTTGTGTGTTATTGCCTTTCCTGTTTCTTTTTCCAACATTTTCGCTATGTTAGCTGCAATTTCACAAAATATGGTTTTGGTAGTTTCATCTTCTCTTTTTATTAAAGAGTGTATTGTTACTCCATTTTTATACGTTTCTGCTTCAATATAGCATCCTTCATTTTGTATTTTAGCTTTAATTGAGTTGTAGTTATTCATAAAATCTTTTTTAGTTTGTTAGTTAATTTTTCCTGCTTTATGCTGTGGAGTTAAAAATTGATGTTTATAATTCTATAAATAAATTTGTATAACATGGGTTAAATGGACTGTCTTGTCTGTTTATTTCATTAAAGAATTTACTTAGTCCGTTTATTCCTCCGGCTGCCTTTATTGTTCCTTTTAAAATCTTGTATGTAAATTCATAATCATTTATAACACTGTATTCTTTACCACTTGGAAATATTACTTTTTCTTTTTCAAAGTCAATTTTTATTATTCCTTCTCTTAATTTCTGCCCGTGTATGTTGTAAGAAATTAAATTTATTTCTTGTGCTGTGGTTGCTGTTGCTGTATTCATTTTATTATTTTTACTTTGTGATTAAATCGGGTTTATAAATAAAGAATTTAATTGTTTCTGCTGTAAAGTTTCCCGCTTTCAGAAAGTCGTTAAATTCTGCGTTAAACTTTGCGTTAAATTCATCTAAAAATTTAGGGTTGTATTCATTTTTACTTTGCCATGTTTTAATAAAGTCTAAAACTTTGTTATTTTCATTAATGGCTGTTTGTACTTCTTGTGATGGTGGTGTTTGCATGGTGTTTATTTTTTAAAATAATTGTAATTGATTTTTATCTGTTTCCTGTGTTACTTCGATTTGTGGCGTGTATTCGCTTATGCTTCAAATACTTCCTTTGTTGTCATGTCGTTTATTTTTGTTGTTGTTTTAATTTGATAGTGTAAATCTATGCAGGATATTTGCTTTGTGCAATATCCCACACCATTATAATACTATTATTTTCAAAATAAAAATGTAAATACTCTTATTTCAATCTGTTATGAACTGTTACTAAAATGTTAAGGAATTTAAAGAAACCATTTTCAGGCTTGAAAATAGGCTGATTTTTTCTCTATGTAGTTTTTATTAATATTTCTGAATACGATAAATCTGCATTGGTATTCAGGCTACATCTTATATCTCTCTTTTTTTTGAGTGGAGGATATAAAATAAAAAAACCCGACTATAAAAATAGTCAGGCTTTTTCACCAATAAACACTTCCTGCGTATTACTGTACGTTAGTATCGCCTACGCTGAAAGTTACGGTTCGTATAAGGTTATCGGAGTTATCTCCTTTCGTTTCATAATTAGCGGTCTCCACTTTCTTAATCCACACGTTCTCCAAAATATGCGTCTGCACCGGTTGGCCGTTCGCATCCAATTCATACAGAACACCGTTACCGCAATACTGCGAACGCTTCATGGTTTTTGCTTTATTCAGCTTGTTCCATAAATCGGTATCACCTGTATCGGGAACTACCATTTCTGCAGTCATATCTCCTACGATTTTCTTGCCCGGAGTTTTCGTATCGGGATCGTTACCCTGGGTACCCTGCTTATGCTCCGTCCATTCTACCGACGGCAGTTGTACGTTTTGTAAACGTTCGTTTGATACATCGTCCAAATCTAAACGCCAATTAAAGTTGCCTTGTGGATTATTTATTGCCATGACTTTTGAATTAGTTTACTGTTAATAATTGTTGAATGTTTTGAATAGTTACGCTATCTGCAGGTGCAATGTCGATAGCTATGTATTCGTTTGATGCAATCGGCTTGAATGCAAAACGAACACGATATTTACCTGCATCTACGTCGCTCTTTGTGTTGAACTGAAGTTCATTCAGGTTCTTAGCGTTTTGGTCGCCTAACCAATGCCACCATGTTCCCTCACCGTATTTCGGGCCGGTACCACCCTCGATTGCTCTACCGGCAATCAACTCGTCGATAATGAACGGACGCACCTTTCTGTATAATCTTCCGAACATAACCAAATCATTCGGATTGAAAGACATACGCTCTGCAATCAGCTTTACCTCTCTTGAAATATAAACCACCAGGTCGGCAATGTTTGTTTTGCTCAATAAAGAGGTACGGTTCAGGTTCAATGTTCTGTTACCCCAATTCGTGATTTTGAACGTCGGATGATTTACGATAGCATTCACACCACCCTCATACAAATCGTCGTAATAACCTTTGTATGCAGGAGATTTGAAGTTAATCGCCACGTCATTCACACCGAATAATTTACCGAACATTTCACCGGAATCAGATATCCAAACACCTGCTTTATCGTCTGCTAATGTTCTGTTAGCTAATTGGTCGCCAATACCGCTTATTACATATCCTGTATTAGAGGAATTTGCAGGATCGTTTATTTCGATGTCTGTGTACCACATATCTCCGTAAAAAGAATCAATCGGCTGATGAGAGAATGAGCCGGTACCGTTTCTGAAATCAGTGATACCTTCAATGCTTAATCCTAACGGAGTATAAATTCTGCAGCGCATATCACCACGAGCCATAACGTATGCAACCAATCCCTGATTAGCAGTATGTGTAGGCTTTGAAACGTTCCAAATACGCATACTGTCACTCACGTCATTGAATGAGTGATATCCGTTTTTAGATATTGGACTACCGATAAAATCAGCATCATTAATCAATGATACGTCCTGTGTACCGTCTGCTAAAATAAACGTACCAATAGGTAACATATTACCTACATTCATTGAACTGAAGTCGAATGCTACTACACCGATTTGTCCGTTCAAAGATGCACACGTTTCAGATGTTAGCACTCTGTCATAGTTGCTCACTTGTATTGGTAAATCGTTATCGGGTAACGTTACTTTGATGTCAACTTTACCCGGCTGATTTGAAATTGATTTTACGATTTCAATTACTGTACCATTGTAACCGGAGCCTACTGCTTCAGCATCAATTTCCACCGATGCGTCAACACCTGTAACACCACCTGCAAAACGGCCATTACCGGCTACTGTTCCTGCAGTTGCTCCTGTCTGTACCACGTTCAGGAAATATCTGTTCGCATCTTCTCCGGAACCGGTTGGTGCAATCACCGTAACGATGTAACCACCGTCGATTGTAGCAGTATAACCATGCGTACCTGTACCTGCATTTACCGCAGTATATAATGCCGTATTTACAGTTGCTACCGTTGGACTACCTGATGTCGGAATTGTGTACGATGCAATCACTACCTCACCACTTACTGTATTCACTACATACTGAACCACAACGTCACCGCTCGGAACGGTAGTCAATTTTGCATTTGCTCTCGCTAATACTTCAGTAACGTTTTGTGTGGCCGTAACTGTTGCAACGTCACCCTCAACGGTAGTTGCGTCGTCCTGATCTGTCAAATGAAAAACTCTCGCTACTCGCAACTTTGCTCCTTTGTTTAAGCCTCTTGACAACTTGTAGAAGTCTTGATTCCCGGGAATCGCACCACCTAATATTCTTTTCAATTCGGTAGCATTGGTAATCAAATATTGCTTACCTAACTTTCCTCTTTTGGCAATGATGTTTACACAAATAATTCCTTTATTGCTATTTGCCGGTATTACGCCTACATCTGATATGTTGGTAGATGCTCCGGGAGTTCCTGATAAGTTTGTCATTTTCCTGAATTTTAAATTTTTAGATTATCGTTATACTGTAATTTATACAAATACTTTTAAATTTCTAAATCTATGTTGAATAAATCCTCATTACCTGCATTTGTATTGTTAGGCTCGGTGCCTAAAGCGAAATCAAACTGAACTAATTGTGGTACCGTATCAATATTTTTCCAACCAATTAAATCAATATTAATAGCTTCAAACCTCCACTGTTTCTCAATAAAATTAGTACCTGAAGTATCAACAAATCCACGATTCATAAGCCAAAAACCTGCAACGTTTTCTATTGATTCAATACTACCACCAAAGTCGTCAGATAGGTCGTTATTGTAATCATCTAAAACGTTCATTATTATATCACCATTGCTCCTTACCGCTCTTATAAACTTTCTTGATTCAAATGCATTCAGTATAATATCCTCAATAATTTCAGCGTATTTTTCGCTAATTGTATTGTACGATATACTATACATAATGTCATATCGAGTGTCGGGAGTGTGAATTTTATCAAACGTTCCATTATCATTTTGAACGAATGCTATTTCTTTACCTGTACCAATCTTTGCAGGGACAACCGATGCTCTATTGATAATAATGTTATTATTCATATCCTCACCCTTGCTCTTATAGGTACCGACATTGAATACTTCAATTACTTCTTTACCGGAACTGATAATTGCTCCTTTGGCAGATTGATATGCACTACTGCTACCGGCTGAAACAAAGTCAGGCAGATAACCGCCGGCCACCACCGCTTTGCGTATTACTTCGAATATACCGTCGCTTATTTCTGATTGCTTGAATTTCATATTCCGTATTTTTTTCTGATATAATCCATGAGCATTACTTCGTACAATTTCTCCGTTCTGATTTTCATACCCATCCACCTCATGGCCGGAGTTAAATATGGTCGTGGAGGAATGTTACGCTTTGCGCTACCTACTTCCATAATCAACGCAATGTTCGCCACGCTCTCTCCGTCATTGTACTTTACTTCACGCTTTACTCCGCAGAAGATCGTGTCCATACTTGCTACCGATGTGATATTATTAATCAACGTACCTGTACGCCTCAATGTCAGATTTGAATAACCCTGTTTCTCTTTCCGCTTTTTGTACTTCTCGTTCAATGGTGCCCACAACCCAGGTTGGCGCTTAATCCACTTTATGACGTACCGCTCCAATAAGGAACCCATTTTCCTGTTCACGATAAGGTTACTATCTTTAATGTCATGCTTCAGATTTTTTGTAACCATACCGGCTAAATCCCACCTGCCAACTTTTTTTATATTCTTAGCCATTTGGCCTGATATTCTTCTTAAAGTGAACTTTCAATAAACAGTTTTTGTCTTTCAGTTGTCCTAACATATTCAACGATAAAATCTCATGCTTTTCATTATCGAAAACGAGATAATCTTTCGCAGGATTTACGATTTGGTTATGTGTGGAGGAAACTACACCTGCAGTTTGTGCATCTTCGTAATTCAGCAATACATAACCGTCGGCTAAATCAATGGCACCATTCAATCCTTTGCTCAACAATGCTCCGTTCCCTTGATCGTTCCAAACAACCAATCCCGACAATGCTATATCGTCGTATGTACGCTCTCCGTCGATGTCACGCATGAACCTGGTTGCAGTATTCTTGTCTTTCTTCCATACGATAGGTAAACGCAGGAAAGTATCGGTAACGTCTTTAATCGTATCACGTATCTCATCAAATTCGCTATCTGTCAGTAATGATGCCATAATTAATAGTCGTTTTGAGGATTAGAACTACTGCCACAACCGCAGATATTCGACGTGCCACCATACGCTATGAATGCAGGGCCGTAACCTTTGCTCTTTATAATGCCGGAGCATAATGGTAGGCTACATTTCAACGTACTTGCATAACTGCAAATCTCTTTTAACAGGCCATTCATCAAGTTTGTTGCCTCCATAGTCAATGTGGTACCGTCGGATGCTTTTGCATAGTCAAATTCGGCCTCAACAACGTCAGCTTTACCTTTTTTGATACGCTTGTTCCCGGACGGAGCACTACCTCCTACACCACCAACTACCTCAATGATTTTATTGTAGATAAGCAGGTAGCAAACATATCGTGCCACTAAGAACCTCCGGAGGCCGGTATATTTCGAATCGTCCTCTACCTCTGCATCTGTCAATTTTGTGCAATGCTGAAGTGCATAATAAACCTCTAATTTCAGAGATTCTATTCGAGCGTCATACGTGTTATCATTAGGTATGAAAGGTAGTCGCTCTTTCACTAATTGTATTACTGTTCCTATTGCCATAATACTAAATATAAATAAAAAAAACGGATACTGTGAGCATCCGTTTTTCTTTTTCTGTATGAATAAATCTTAGTCCAATAAGGCTTTCAATTCTTCCAACTTTTCTGCCGGTAATTCCGATAATGATTTTGCGACATCATTTTTCTTCTTTCCGATATACTCACTTTCGAGTTTGTACCCTTTACTGTCTTTGGTTACGATACCCTGGTCGATGAACTTCTCTGCCAAATCCACGAACGTTTCATCTGCAGTTGTTTCTTCTGTTTTTTCCACTTCTGATTTTTCGCTTACCTTGTTATCCTCGATAGCTTTTTCTTCAGCAGAAACTTCAACCGGATTGCTCTTTACCCAAGCGTCGTATTCCGTTTCTTTTGCCTCCACGATAACTCCGTCTTTCAAAAGTTTTGAAACGTAAACGTCTTTCAGAACTTTCTCAACTTTTTTACCGAACAGGTTTTTTTGCTGATGCAATATACTGTGTGAGTTACTTGCATCTTTCAACTTTACAAAAATTTCCATACTATTTATTTAATGGTGAAAAATATTACTCCTCATGGTATTTGAACGCCTCGTTGATACGTGCGTCGATATCCATGTATGCAGGGAAACCTTGTGCGCTGAACAATACTGATTTGTCAATGATTAAACGTGCATCACGTCTGATAATTGAAAATCCGATATAGTCGCTTACAAAGATTTCGTTCTCCTGTGTTTGTGGATTTCTTCTTTCCTCCATTTTCATAGAACCGTACTGCAATTTCGCCATTGCTTTTGTACTGTCTAACAACATGATCTGATTGCTTCCAACTGTGTACACGTCGTTTTTCAATGTATCAGGCACTCCTAAGATTGACTGAATAGTTGCCATTTTGTTGCCACCATTGAAACCCTGAAACTCCGGTAATGAAGTGATATCGATACCGTCGTTTTCACCTGTAATGATTGTATCAGGCATTCTTTTCAATCGACGTAAACGGGACGTACCACGTTTGATGTCTTTGAAGTTGAATGTGTTGGCAGTCGCAACACCGATAGTCGGAGCGGATTCTGCACCTGAAGATTGCTCACCGTTCACCAATACTCTGTAAGCCTCATAGTCAGCGCAGATTGACATATCTACACCCACCTCACCTAAGAACGTGAAAATCATGTCCAAAGATGAACGCTCAATCAGTTCGTCTGTGATTTTGAAACCCAAACCAACTTTGAATACACCGGCTTTCTTTTTACCGAATGATACGGAACCAAATTCGATACTTTCACCCTCACCAACTTTACGTGCAACCGCATTACCTTTCTTGATGAACGGCATTGTGATTTCGTCCTGTGAGATTGATTGCGTCGTGGCAACCCAACCCTGGTGCAATGAACTTGCATCGTAATCCAAACGGATAGCCGTTAAGATTAATTCAGGAATGATGAAACGGTAGTCTGCAGGAACACCGGAGGTATTCGCTAATGCATCGAACTGTGAATATTTAGTAAGTGCATCTGTCAAAGACTGAACACCTAAATTCGCATTACCCAAACGAGCGGCCGCAGTTTTCAGAGTATCGGAACCCATGAAAATATCCATTTGCTTCAGGAACTCCTTAACAACATGCTTTTGTTGTTGCTTGTAGCTTAACTTTTCGCCACTTTCGGTTTGCTTTGCCGGCTGAATACCATAGTGGATGCTGATAGCATCTGCAAACGAAATATTGTATGCCGGGATAACACGACCGTAAGCATCGGTTGCTCTACCTTGTCTAGTTAACGCAATTTCTTTTGCAAAATCCGGGATCGTTTCTTCGGTTAACGTCTTTACTTCATCTGCTTGAAGTCTGTCAGTTTTATCACCTTTGAATACTGCTAAGTTGTGTTTTCTCAACTTTAATAGGTTTTCTTTCATTTTATTTGATTTATACGATTACTAATTGATTACGATTAACGATTATGCTCCAGGCGTTAAATACACACCCTGAATGATACCGATACGAACTCTTGCATCTTCAACTGCTGCTTTCAATGTGAATGCTGACACATAGGCTGATGCACCGGCTGCTACATAGTTCGGATATCCGTCTGCATTTAATGTACCGTCAGGAACTACTGCAACACCTGCATTTAAAGCACCGCCTTTCGCAATACCCTCGATAACCATTTGATGAGGCACACGCACTAATACACGCTCTCCGTCCGGAGTATCAGATAATGCAATTCCCAAAGGAATTTGCGTACCTAATGTACGTTTTTTAACGGTACCGTCAGTATGTTGATATACCTCCTGTCCTGCTTTTATTTCGCTACCTGCTGAACTTACAAAAGTTAGTTGTAACGCATCTGAAGTCATGTTTTTTATGACTTGTGTAGGGGTTGTTTGGATAGAACCTGTCATCTTTTTTGATTTTTATAATTTGATAAAATAAATAATTAATTTCTGATTTGTTCTGCCATAGAAACGAATGACGTTTTCTCTGTTTCCTCTTTCTGCTCACCCTCGTTCACTGAAGAACGGAAACTCACTTTAGTAGAATTACATTCGTCACATTTTCCACCGAACTGCTCCATGCAGGTACCGCCATACTGTTGCATCAATCCCTCCAATGCATCGAAACTCGCTTCATTGATTGTCTTAATGACTGCATCATTGGTTTTGTCTTTTACAGAAACCTTGTATAAACGGATGCACTCCTCACGCTTGGATAATTCAACCTTACGTCCGAACTCTGCCAAAGGTTTTACTTGTGCCAGGTCGATAACTTTTGCAAACTCGGAAAGTTCAGCTACCGGAACGATTTTCTCGTATTCAGCAAATGCATTTTTCGCTTCAGTTAATTCGCTTTGAACTTTAGCCAAAGATTCTTCTGCAGTAGTCTTTGCAGATTTGAACTCCTCCACCTCTTTTGTCAGGTTTGTGATTGTTTCTGTTTCGTCTTTCAACTCAACAAATTCAACTTTGAAAGATTCTTCTAAGGTAGTAAGCACTTCCTGTGCGTAATCTTCTTTTTTGCCGGATAATTTTAATACTTTCATTTCGTTATTTTTGGGTGAATTTCCATTTTTTGAAAAATCGACGTTAATTCGTTCTCTTAAATTTATACTTTTTTCGTTTGCAAAGGTAACATCGTCCATTAAATAGTAATGGCCGTTACTTCTTTTGTAATAATCGCTACCAATTTTATCATCCGAAAACATCTGTCTGCCAACGATTGCAGATTTCTCTACATTCACCAACTTGCCCTCGGTATCTACTATTTTTGCAAACGGATCTGCTCCTAAAAATACCAATGATGTTTCATAGAAGTCCACAATTTTAGTAACCACACGTCTTACCATTGTACCGTCAACCAGGGTACCGATACGCATTTCGAACATCCAATCATCCTCGTTACCGCTTTGGTCCGTAAACGTATGTGACGGCTCCCACTCGAATAAGAGAGATACTGATACCGATTGGATATGTGGCACCGGGAATGCCGATAATTTACGGCATATATCCGTATGTAACTTGCCGTCAATCCAAATAGGTGCATTCAGTCCTGCAGGAATAATGGTGCCGTCATTTGCCTTGTATGCATTCTCATAAACCACTTTACCATTAACACCAATTATATTACCTGTTTCCGCATTGTGATTTACTAATGCAGGTTTATATTCGAGCAATGATTTAGCCTCTTTCAAAACTTTCTCATTAAACTCGGTAGCTTTCCAACTCCATGCTCCTACAATGGTTGCAGATATGTGACGGAAATTGAACGCTAAAAAATCCTCCTTTTTTGCAATCGCATTGGAGATATCGGGATTTACGACTGACTGCCTGTAGTCCTCATTATCCCAACTAAATGACTGTTTCTTACCGCTATCAAGTTCAATAAATTTGGGTGCCAACAGTAAACCATTGGTATTATTAAACATTGTAATTTTCCCTTTCTTAGACATAAGTAACTTTACTTTATCTCTAAGTATAATGAAAAAATCGTTATAAATCAAAACGGCATAGCAGATATCCTCCACTATGCCGTTCATTTAGCTTGTATGTACTTTGATTTAACTTGTAAAACTTATCTTCTTGGGTTTGAGCACTCCTTTTTTTTCATTCGTTTTTTTGGCTTTATTTTGGCTCAATTTGAAATTCGGTTTTACGAATACAGTAAACTCGCAATCCAATACAGATAACACCTCACACATTTTTTCTATCGTGATGTTTACTGCACCTTTTTCAATTTTCGAGATATAAGAATGGCCGTTTACCAGGTTCAGCTTACTTGCCAACTCATCCTGACTGATATCCTTTGCCTCTCGCAGCATTTTTACTTTCCGACCTAAATCCTGTAATGTTTTTTCCGTTGTTGAATCCATAACTTTAATTTACCTGTGTATTGATTTGCACAAATATCGTACTTCAGTTTGATATAATCAATAGTTACTTAATTTTCGTTTAATTTTTTTCTGCATTCTGTTTTGTTGTGATAATAATACTCGCATGATTCCGGAACTATACCTGCATTTTTGCATTCATTCCTGTACTCAAAATAACTATCTAAAAAAACTTTCGACGGAGTAAATCCACTATTTGTATGCATTATTACTGTCTGCTTGGTGCCTTTGATATGTTTACTGTTCCACTTCATCATTTTATCGTAACTCATACATTATTTTTTAGCTTGTTATAAAATTCAATCTTACTGTCTGAAAATATCAACTCTCCATTGTGGTAAACTTCTACCATTACCTGCTCATCATCCCGAACGATAATCTTGTCCTCGTCGTGCCGTAAAAATACTATCACGTTTGACAGATTAATTCTGTACGTCGTCTTTTTGGTAGCTTTGTCCTGTGTTCTGATTTCTATATTTTTCATACTGTTTCTTTATTGGTTAAAAAATGTTGTTTCTTTAATTCTGCAATCTTATTCTCCAAAATCAACTCCAATACTTCCCATTCAGAGTTATACACTTCACCTTTGTATGTATAGGTATAATTCTCCTCATACTCGGTATATAGGTCGAAATCCTCCTGCTCTAACCATACGTCATTTTCGATGCCGTCATTGTAGGTCCACTTTCCGTAAATCTGCATACCCATTTCCTCGTACTCACTTTCAATGTTTACTTTGTGATGTTCTGCCATACACTTCAGGATTGCCAGGTTCGGGCTCCATTGGGTAGAATAGTTAAAGCATGGATTATCCGCGCTGAAATCAGTCGTTTCTTTCTCATAAATCTCGTTATCAAAAAAGAGATAACCGTCTTTTAAATATTCGCAGTATTCAGGCAGTACACCCTCCTCAATTTTTCTGTACTTCAGGCTTAATTCAATAATCTCATTAACGAATGCCTGTACGTTCGGATTGTCACCGGTAACGCTTACGTGATTGCTACACCAATTTGCCATAATTAATGAATTGTTAGTGTTAATGAATCCGATGTTAGCCATTGGCAATTACTTGATTGAAAACCCTCGGAGTTTACGAAATCTTCTGCCTCTGGGAACTCTGCACTGTCATACGTGTATATGTGTGCTTCACCTGTGTTGAAGTCTAAAATAATAATCTTTGTCATGCTGCTAATTTTAATTGTTAATAAATATCTATAAATCTGATGTAGGCACAATCGTTCTTTGCCAATACGCTTTCGAGTATTTTTATTTCATTCAACGAACGTTTGCTAAATTTCTGTTTCTCTTTCTCATCAATTTTGCTTAACATTTCCTGTACTTTATTCAGGCAATATACATGCTCTTTATTATCTGCAGTGTCCACGTACATCGTTCCAAAATTTTGAATAATGTTTACTGTTTCTCTTAGCATCTGACGTTTATAAAAGTCTGCTATCTTAGTTACATCAACTGGTTTTATTGTCTTTTTCATTACTGATTATTTAGAATAATGATAATTGATTTACGTCTATAACTTCTATTTTTTGCTCTGTTTTATCGAGCGTGTATATTTCAGGTATAGGCTCACCACGTTTGATTAAACCGATGTATGCTCCTGTTTTCTTGTCGAATATTTGGAGCATATCCTCCGCAAACATATCCTCTGCAATCATGTTCGTTCGTCGGTTCGGTATAATCTTTTGCATGGTTAATAATTTACTCTGTTATTTGCCTCTAATTCAATCTGATTTTTCACTTTAGTAGGTAAGTTCTGTTTGATGTATTCTATCGAATTATCTGCTTTAATTACGGCCAACATTTGGCTCTTTTTACCGGATACGTTGGCTACTAATATTTCACCGCTTTCGTATAGAAAATTTAGATTGTATTGCATTACGATAACTTATTTAAAGCGTTAACAACTGTTTCTTTTTTTGTCATTGGAAATATCCAACCTGCTCCGCAAGTTAATCTGAAGTTGAAACGGCCACCTAATCCACTCAATGTATCTTTGATAGGCTTAGTATCTCCGATTAGTGCAATGGCTCTTTCAGAATAGTCAACTATTTTCACTCCATTCGGAAATACGATTTCACCTGCCATAACTTCTGTATTTTCCACTTCAGCAGGTGCCGGAGTATCAAAGGTTATCTCGTAAAAATCAGCTCTGTCATTACCGCTCATAACATCGTCTTTATGTTTGATGCCTGTAGGAGTGAACTTGGCAGGGAAACTAGTCTTTTGCCATACGTTAAATACCAAATCCAATTTGTCCTGATAACTACCTACCTCCAAATCTTTATTTACCTGCATTACTTCAGGACTCATATCTCTATTACAGAATACGAATTTGAATCCTCCGAATACTCTGTTAAACAGGCTCGGTGTATAATCGTAAAAATCTCCTGTGATGTCGCTACTGTATGCCTCAAACTTGTCGCTAATTGCATTCACTTCTTTTTTGGTCGGTCCGTCCGTCCACCTGATTTGATAAGTGGAGTAATTCGATTTCGTTACCGAAAATCGGATGCCGGGAAAGTTCTTTTTAAGATCGGCCATAAGGTTATCTTTCACCTCTTTTTTGTCAGCGTTCTCTGTTACTGCTTTCAGGTGTGGAAACTTTGCAGGTAATTCGGCTAATTCCTTTGCATCTGCTTCGGCTTTTATACGTTTTTTTTCAGCACGTTCAACGTCGGCTTTGATTGCTTTCTCAATGTACTTTAGGACTTCTGATTTTTCTACTTTGCTCATGTCGTCATAGTAGTAAGTACCTATACCAAATTTCTTGCTTAATGGACGTGAATAACGGTCTATTGTAAAAAATACGTTATAACTTTCAGATATGGAAACGCATTTCTGTGCGCCATGCTCGTTTGCAGGTTCTATGACTACTCCGTCCACGTCCAACATACCGGCTCCGTATTTTCTGACTTTCGTGTATAACGGTAACTCTTTCATTGGTTCCAATTTTTCCATGCCACCCCCTGGGCCCATGATAAACATTTCTGTTGCTACTAAATTTTTCATGCTATTTTTTTTATTTGATTTGATTAAATTTTACCCTGTTCACCATAACTGTAATAATCGTCTGCAGTCACTATAATATGGTCTAATAATTTGATGTCTAATATATCACAAGCCTGTTTTAGTTTACTTGTTAATTTGTCGTCAATATCGCTTGGATTAATATTACCGCTCGGATGATTATGGCTCATAATTATTGATGATGCTCCAGCGGTTAATGCCGTCGCTAATATCATTCGGTTATCTACAACTGTACCTGAAATACCTCCCTGACTAACTTTGAACCAACCGATACTTCTGTTATTTCTATTCAGGAAAATTACGATTGAACTCTCACAATACTCCAATGTGTCTGCGTCATACAATTCTTTTAGCAGTTCATAGGCAGTCTGTGCGTTAATGATTTTTACTTCTTTTACTTGCCCTTTTTTATACTTTATAGAAAACTCAGGCAGATTCTTTAAATACGTTCTTGGTTCCTCAGCGAGATATTGCATGGTACTAATTTTTAGATGTGATTAATAACGGCAGAAACTCCGTCGTAATTATGAAATAATGCTTCTGCACTAAAGAATAAAAGTGCTGCGGTTGCGTCCATTGCATCAATGAAATACGTCTTAGCGATTCCGGATGCTGTTTTGAAGTTTACTTTAAATGTTCTCATAATTGCTGTTTTTTTAAAGTGTTTATTTTTGTTGTTATTTCAATTTGATAGTGTAAATCTATGCAGGATATTTGCTTTGTGCAATATCCTGCACTATTATAATACCATTATTTTCAAAATAAAATCATAAGTACGCTTATTTCAACTCGTTA